GCAGGGGAGTATCCGTGATGCCAAACAGTTTATTGAAGATCATAAAGATATTGATGACTTTCAAATCTATGGTCAGACACGGTTTCTGAATCAGTATATTTTTCAAGAGTATCCTGAAGATGAAATGAAATATGACACTAGTAAGATTCGTGTCTTTACTCTCGACATCGAGACAGGAGCAGAAAACGGATTTCCTGATATTGAATCTGCCGATCAAGAGATTCTTTTGATCAGCATCAAGGACAGTGAGATGGGTCGTATTACTGTTTTTGGTTCTCGTCCATATCATAACGACGATAAAGAAGTTAACTACCTTCACTTCGATTCTGAAATTGGTTTGTTGAAAGGTTTCCTTCACTGGTGGATGGAAAATTATCCAGATGTGATTACTGGATGGAATGTCCAGTTGTTCGACATTCCGTACATCTATCGTAGGATTGAGCGTATGGTGGGAGAAGCAGAAGCTCGTCTTCTTTCTCCTTGGAAAAATACAATGTCCAGGGAAATTTTTATCAAAGGTCGTAAGAACTTTGCTTATGATTTGATGGGTATTGCTACACTAGATTATCTTGAACTGTATAAGAAATTTACTTATACTAATCAAGAATCATATCGTCTTGATCATATTGCTTTTGTAGAACTGGATGAAAAGAAACTCGATCACTCTGAGTTCGATACTTTTAAGGAGTTCTACACTAAAGATTGGGATAAATTTGTTAAGTACAACATCATTGACGTTCGACTGGTTGACAAACTAGACGACAAGATGAAACTTCTTGAACTTGCTTTTACTATGGCATATGATGCCAAGGTAAATTTTGAGGATGTATATTCTCAAGTACGTATGTGGGATAACATCATTTATGTTTATCTCGCCAAACAAAAAATTGCTATTCCTCCTAAGAAAGAAAGTAGCAAAGATAATAAGTATGCTGGAGCATTTGTAAAAGAACCTGTTCCTGGATTGTATGATTGGGTTGTGAGTTTTGACCTTAATAGTCTATACCCTCACTTGATCATGCAATATAATCTTTCTCCAGAAACACTTCTAGGGGAAAGGCATCCATACGCTAACGTAGATAGATTGCTGAATCGGGAGATAAATTTAGGTGACTTGTCAGGAAAAACTCTCTGTGCTAATGGCACTTTTTATACAACTGAGTATCAAGGATTCCTGCCAAAGCTCATGGAAAAAATCTATGAGGAACGTACTATCTACAAAAAGAAAATGTTGGCTGCCAAGCAGGAGTATGAAAACAATCCAACGGTTGAATTGAAGAAAGAGATTTCTCGTTGTAATAACATTCAGATGGCACGTAAGATTCAACTTAACTCTGCCTATGGCGCCATCGGCAACGAGCACTTCCGTTACTACAAACTGGAAATCGCTGAGGCAATCACTCTTTCTGGTCAACTTTCTATTCGATGGATTGAGCGAAAGATGAATCAGTACTTAAATAAAATTCTCAAAACTACTGAAGTTGATTATGTTATTGCTTGTGATACTGATTCTATGTACCTTAATCTGGGTCCTTTGGTGGAAACTATATACAAGGGAAGAGAGAAAACTAATGAAAGCGTTGTCTCATTCCTTGATAAGATCTGTAAAATGGAACTTGAGAAATTTATTAAAAGTTCTTACCAAGAATTGGCCGACTATGTAAATGCTTATGACCAAAAAATGGTAATGAAGCGGGAGAACATTGCTAACCGTGGATTCTGGACTGCCAAGAAACGTTATGTTCTTAACGTATGGGATAGTGAAGGTGTTCGATACAAAGAACCCAAGATGAAAATCTGTGGTATGGAAACCGCTAGGTCTTCCACCCCAGCATACTTTCGAGACAAGTTGTATAAAGCATACACGATCATCATCAATCAAACCAATGATGACATTATTAATTTTATTGAACAGATAAAAGAAGATACTCGTAAACAAAATTATCTTGACATTTCTTTCCCACGAGGTTGTAATGGTTTACAAAAATATTCCAGTCGTTCAACAATTTATAAGGAGAGGACTCCTATTCAAGTCAGAGGTGCATTATTGTATAATCACTATGTACGAAGTAATAATCTTACTCATAAGTACCCTCTTATCCAAGAAGGAGAGAAGATCAAGTTTCTCTACCTCAAGATGCCAAACCCAATCCAAGAAAATGTAATTTCGTTTTTTGGTAGGTTGCCAGAAGAATTTAATTTGGATAAGTACGTGGACTATAGGACACAATTTGAAAAGTCGTTTTACGATCCGCTCAGAAATGTGCTAGAATGTATTGGTTGGGATGCCGAGCGAAAGATTTCGCTCATGAGTTTTTTTAGTTAGGAGAATTATGGATTTTTTACAACAAGTAATTAAGGATAGTAAAAATGAATTCGCTGCCCTTGCTGCTGATGGCATTGCTGCTGGCGACGTTGAATCTTTTGTTGATACTGGGAGTTACATATTTAATGCCTTGGTTTCTGGATCTTTGTTTGGGGGTATTCCCTCAAATAAAATTACGGCTATTGCTGGAGAATCGGGCACGGGAAAGACTTTTTTCTGTCTTAGTGTCGTTCGTAATTTCCTCAATATTGATCCTAACGCTGGAGTCATTTACTTTGAAACTGAGTCTGCCATTAGTAAACAGATGATTGAAAGCAGGGGAATTGATTCTAAGCGTATGGTTATTTTCCCTGTGGATACGATTGAGGAGTTTCGTACTCAGGCCGTTAGAATCATCGATAAATACATGGAGCAACCAAAAGAGGAGCGTAAGCCCCTCATGTTTGTTCTCGATTCCCTTGGAATGCTTGCCACAAATAAAGAAGTTGAGGATGCTTCTAACGACAAGAATGTTCGTGACATGACCAAGGCACAGCTAACCAAATCAGTGTTTAGAATTCTCACACTGAAACTTGGCAAAGCAAACATTCCCATGTTAGTTACTAATCATACCTATGACGTTGTTGGCGCTTACGTTCCTACGAAAGAGATGGGCGGTGGTAGTGGTCTTAAGTATTCTGCTAGCACAATCATTTATCTCTCAAAGAAAAAAGAAAAAGACGGAACCGATCTCATCGGAAACATTATTAAATGTGAGGCGAAGAAGTCCCGTTTGACACGAGAAGGATCTAAAGTTGAGACTCGTCTGTACTTTGATGAACGTGGTCTCGAACGCCACTACGGTCTGCTAGAATTGGGGGAGCGGGCTGGCATCTGGAAAAACAGTGCTGGTCGCTATGAAGTCAACGGTAAGAAAGTTTATGGTAAAGAAATTCTACGAAATCCAGGTGACTATTTTACCGATGATATAATGGCAAAGCTACAGGAACAAGCATCAGTTGAATTTCTTTATGGGGTAAGTGATGACGGAGAAGATTGAAGCAACTATTCTGAGAAACTTAATTTGTAATGAGGAATACTATCGGAAGGTAGTTCCTCATCTCAAAGCAGAATATTTTGAAGAGTATTCTGAGAAAGTTATCTTTGAAGAGATTCACGATTTCTCCGTCAAGTATGATAAAGTTCCTACAAAGGAAATATTAATCTTAGCACTACAAGATAGAAATGATCTCACTGAAGACACTTATAAAGAAAGCCTTACAAAAATCAAAGAGTATAGTGATGAATCAATCGACAAAGATTGGGTCGTCACAGCAACAGAAAAGTGGTGTAAAGACAGGGCCATTTATAACGCCCTACTCCAGTCAATCAAAATTGCTGACGGGGGAGATCCGAAGTTATCAAGAGATTCAATCCCATCGATACTTCAAGAAGCCTTGGCAGTTTCGTTTGATGAATACATAGGACACGACTACGTAGATAACGTAGAGCAACGTTATGAATATTATCATAAAGATGAATCAAAGATTCCATTTGATCTTGAGAAATTCAATCTTATCACCAAAGGGGGACTCCCGAATAAGACGCTTAACGTTGCTTTGGCTGGAACTGGTGTGGGCAAGTCTCTTTTTATGTGTCACTGTGCCGCTTCTAATCTTTCCCAGGGGAAGAATGTTCTTTACATTACCATGGAGATGGCAGAAGAGAAGATTGCTGAACGCATTGATGCAAACTTACTAAACGTAAACATTAAAGATATTGGATCTATTCCAGAATCAATCTTCACTTCTAGAGTTCATCAGATTGGACAGAAGACACAAGGTAAACTTATTATTAAAGAATACCCTACTGCTTCTGCTCACGTTGGTCACTTCAAAGCATTGCTCAGTGATCTACGATTGAAAAAAGATTTCGCTCCCGACATCATTTACATTGACTATCTTAATATCTGTGCTTCTGCTAGATATAAAGGTCATATCGTAAATTCATATACGTATGTTAAAGCGATTGCTGAGGAGCTTCGTGGTCTTGCTGTTGAGCATAACGTACCAATTGTCACTGCTACTCAGACTACTCGTTCTGGTTTCGGGAATTCTGACGTTGATCTTACCGACACTTCTGAATCCTTTGGTCTACCTGCTACAGCAGATTTTATGTTTGCTCTTATTGCCACTGAGGAGCTTGAACAGTCTGGGCGTATCATGGTTAAACAACTTAAGAACCGATACAACGATCCGACTTACTACAAGAGGTTCACTGTGGGTATTGACAGAGCGAAGATGAAGCTGTATAATGTAGAGGACTCGGACGGTTCTATTACGGACACCGAAGAGGAAGAAACCTTTGAACGCTTTGAAGATACTTCCAATAAACAATCTCGTCTTAATAAATTTTCAACTTTTGTAATTTAACTTATGTCTGATACTATTGTATTTCAACGCTACGAAGAGTTTGTAGATGCCGTTACCAGCGATGCTTCTAAAGATTTTTGCTCCCTTGCTGATCGGCTTGTTGAGCTTGATGGTAAGGGTGCCAATATTGAACGACTGCTTACTGCTGGCGTTGGTATTAATGCTGAAGGTGGCGAGTTCTTGGAAATCGTTAAGAAGATGGTTTTTCAAGGTAAGCCTTGGAACGACGATAACCGAGAACATCTTATTATTGAGTTGGGTGATGTTATGTGGTACGTAGCTCAAGCAACACAAGCACTTGGTGTTTCTTTTAATGAAGTCATAGAGCGTAATGTAAAAAAACTTGAGAAACGTTATCCCGGTGGAGCATTTGATATCTACTACTCTGAGCACAGAGCAGAAGGTGATCTCTAAATAGAAATGATAGAGTTCAAGTCCCTGTTATATCCTTATGAGGTATATCACACTTGAACCATCAAAAATACGGAAGATTGGCCGAGTGGTTGATGGCGATAGTCTTGAAAACTATTAACGTTAGTAGCGTTCCAGGGTTCGAATCCCTGATCTTCCTTTTAAAATAAATCCTTAAATGAAAAGTTTCAAACAATTAAGACAGGAAGTAACACAAGAGTGTTACATTCAAAAAGAAATTTTTCAGGAAGGTGATTGTGTAATGAATGTTAACACTGGAGAGAAGGGAACGATTATTCGTTCTGGTGTTAACTATGTGATTGCTGTCACGGAATCTGGCAAAATGTTTCGTGCTTGGGTAAAGGATATTCGTGAAGTCAATATTGTCGAAAACATAAATAAAGAAAGGAAAAATAGTAGTATCTTTACAAATGGAAAGACAGAGAGCAACAACACAGATGGCGCATTATGATGAATATTCAAAGGCATTGATTTCATCTGCTGTAGCATATCTTGGTGAAGAGGGGATTCCTTCATTACAGAAGAAAGGTAATGAAGATGATTTCTCGAAGAAAGATCCTAAAGAAAAAGCAGCTCCAGCAGATCCAGCGATTAATATTGCTGCTGGCACTGGAACAAAACAATCCCATGGAGCTGAGATTGAATACACAACAGTGAAGGCAAAAAATGTACAGAAAGAAGAATCTGAATTAGAAGAAGCTAAGAACAAAGAAGGTAAAGAGCAAGGTGCCGATGGTAAAGCTTGCTGGAAAGGTTACAAGTATGCTGGTACTGAAAAAGGCAAAGATAAGTGTGTGAAGGAAGAAGACGAAAGCAAGGCAGAAGAAGAAAAAGAAAAGAAGATGAGCAAGTCTGCTAAGGAAAAGCATGAGAAGGCTGAGGACAAAGCAGAGAAAAAAGCTGGCATGAAGGAGCAAGTAACTCTTCAGGATATCGTTGAGAAGGCTGTGAGCAAGTCTCAGCAAAGATTTATGGGCATGGTTCACGCCAAAAAGAAAGGCGAAATGGAAGGTGGTTCTGGGGAAGTTAAGAAAGCTGCTGCTTCTATGACTGATAAAGAAGCTACCAAATTTGCTTCCACTAAGCATAAAGGTCTTCCTGAGAAAAAGAAAACTAATGAAGGTCTTGATCCAGTAGGTAAGGAAGATGCTGATGTAAATAACGATGGTAAGACTGACAAGCAAGACAAATTCCTTAAAGGTCGTCGTTCAAAAGTTAGTAAGATCATCGCTGCCAAAAAGAAAGTTGATGAAATGATTGCTCTTGAGCAGGAGATTATTGCTGAAAAAAAGCAGTGAAGGCAGAGCCTACTGTCGAGGTAATGCCAGAAATTCCTAATACTCCTGACGACGAAACAAGTTCTAAGAAAAACAAAAAATATATAAAGCAAGCGATGAGTAGCCAGAAAAAAGATAAGATAAATATTACCGGGAATCCCAGATAATATTCGGAGAAAAACTATGAAAATCTTTCTAGGTGTAGCTGAAAAAATTGTTCAGCATTTTATGAATAGCCCTGAAGTTAAACAATTTGTTATTAAACTTCTTGAAGGTTATGTAAAAAATACAGATAATGATATTGACGACGTAATTGTTGCCATGGTGAGAAAAGCACTTCTTCGTGAGTGAAAGTAATAACGATTTAAAATATTTACTAGGGGGGAGGTTAACTCCCCTTTTTTTATAAATATGTTTTAGATATAAAGTTCATGCTGGGGAAAATAAATGACTCTCTACAGTCGTTCAGAAAATAACGCACAAAGTTTAAAAGTATTAAACACTACAGAAAAAAATTCTGTAGATAAGTACGATTGGGATAATACTCTTATTGATGATGGTCCTAGCACTGTTCCTGGATCACAGGGATATGCCACTGCTGCCAGAAGATCAATTTTTATTGATGCTGTCGAAGCAACACTTGCTGAAAATAAAGAGCGTGGTTTAAATTCTCCTGGTTGGTGGGAGTACATGACTTATACTGATGCCGATGGCAAGACCCGTCATAAAGCACAGCAACTTGTATCATTCAAGTCTGCTCCTGCTAACACCGCTGACCTTGATGATAATGTTGCTGCTGACGTAGCATCTGCTATCACAATTTCTGGTCAACCTGCTAACGCTACTGCTTTCACACCCGCTGGTTCAATTACTAATTACACAACCGGAACAACCACAACAATTGTTGGCGAAGCAAATGAAGTATATACTCTAACTGGTCTTGTTGGATCGGTTGCTGGAACTGGAGCAGCATTCACTGTAACTAGAGGTGCTGGTGGAGCAGTAAGCAGCGTTGCTATTACTGCTGTTGGCACTGGATTTGTTGCTGCCGAAACCATTACTATTCTTGGTTCTCTAATTGGTGGTGTTAACGTAACTGATAATTTAGTACTCACTGTAACTGCTGTTGGCACTGCCGCTGCTACCTTCTCGGTAACTGCTGCTGCTTCTACTGGATCACTTGTTTATCAGTGGCAACGTAGAACAAGCACCACCGCTAAGTGGACAAATGTTTCTGGTGCTACCAGTTCTTCACTAGCTCTCACGACACTTACCACCGCTTCTAACGGTTATCAGTATCGTGTCAAGCTTACATCATCTGCTGGTGCTGAAGAAGTTATTTCTAATACAGCAACCCTAACAGTTGATAATAATAATTTTGCTTGATAGTATATGAACTTTGGTGAATTGACGAAGGACAATTGGGTTCTCTTTGCTATTAAACATTATGATAATCCTTCGTCAGTTACATATGATGACTTTGAAGAAGATCTAAATAAGTTTAAGTACTTGAAGAGATTATTTAAGCGGTATGAATTGACAGGTGAATTAAAAACTCACCTGATTTTAAATCATATCATTCTACTTTATAATGTATTTGATGACGCTGCCACCCCGTTGTTTTTCTTTAAAATAGAAGCAGCGTATTGGCCAATTTTAAAAGCTTTCTTGCTTTTTTTAAACCGATTACCAGAATCCCTTAATAAAGAAGTTGATCAAGAATGTCTAAAGCAACTGAATCTAATTTAAACGAATTTGCTAATGTCGCTGGTGACGGTAGCGGTCTTCAATTACCTCCTTCGTTTGTCTTGGTAAATCCAAAGCAACACCGTAAATATAAAAAATCAAATAAAATTTATATTGACGGACGAACAAAAGGAGCAAAAAATTTACTCTCTCGTATATCAAAAAGAAAACAAATGAAAGAAGAATTAGCACAACTTATTTCTGAGGCGGTTCCCTCCGAAACCGAGAGAGCCCAAAAACAAATTGGTCAGCAGAAAAAACTGAATCGTCAAAAAGATCTTCAAAAGAAGCGTGACGAAGCGAAAGCTAAGATGATGACCAAAACAAAAGAAATGGATACATTAATGAAAGCACGTCTTTCAGATTTTAAAAAGAGGGCATCTGAACAACAAAAGAAAGTGTCCTTAAAAAATTCTTATGAACCTACTGTTGGAATGACTATGACTGAATCGACTAATCAATTAGATGCTTTAGATGTTGCCTTACAAGTTGCTACTTCTGAGCTAACTCATGGAGAAACTCATTTTGCTAAAATTAAATTTGACGATGGATCTGTACAAAATTTAGATAATTTTTCTGCTAAGAAAATTGCTGCTACATATGCTTCTCTTTCTCCAGAGAATCAAACACAATTTAGATATATGCTTAATAAAGATGCTTCTACGTATCAAAGTGCTCTTGACTTTGCCGTAAGAAATATTTAAATTGCAGATAAGTAGATGTTTAACAATTTTTCAAAAGACCTCGCCAAATTGGATGTATTGGAATCTAAATTAAACATCTATGAATCACTATCAAGGGAGATGCTCGACAAGTTGGAGAATGCTGTAGATAAAATTTCGGAAGGCAATTCTCGTATTGCCACGATTTTAGCTAAGCATGACGAACGTATTGAGCAAAGTCTCAAGACAGATGAACTTATGATTAAAATGATCGATGAAGTAAAACATTCAAATTCTGAAGAACATAAAGCGGTAATTAAAAGAATAGAAACAGTAGAAACTAATATTTCCGAGTTATCAAAATTTAAATGGCAGGCGGCGGCCCTTGTTGGTGCTGCCGTTTTGCTTGTGGGGATGATCGTTCCCTTTGTTGACAACCTGCTTAGTATGCCCTATAATGGTAGGAGCGAGCAGACCCGTCTTAAATAATGAGTTACATTGATGTCAAGTACATTGGTCTAGTTTCTCCCCAGCTTCAAAAATTCTCTAAGAAAAAAGATTCCCTCTACAACTTCCGGTGTCCTTACTGTGGTGACAGTAAGAAACATCAGAACAAAACTAGAGGGTATCTTTTTAAGGTCAAGAATGACTTTGTTTTTAAGTGTCACAATTGTGGTGTAGGAAGAACGCTTACCAATTTTCTAAAAGATAATTGTGTTCATCTGTATAATCAATACGTGATGGAACGTTATCGTGAAGGTCTTACTGGAAAAAATACTCAAACTAAAAATCCAGATTTTGATTTTAAATCTCCTGAATTTAAGAAAAAGAAAACAGGAGTTGAGCTAGATAAAATTTCAGAACTAAATATTACACATCCAGCACGGGTGTACTTAGAAAACAGAAAAATTAAAGATCTCGATTATTTTTATTACTGTCCCAAATTTAAAGAATGGACAAACTCTCAGCTTCCTGTTTTTCCAAACCTGAAGCAAGATAGTCCAAGAATTATTATACCGTTACGGGATAAAGATGGAAACATGTTTGGATATCAAGGAAGATCCTTAGCACCGAAAGCAAAGATTCGCTACATCACAGTGATGTTAGACGAATCAAAACCAAAGGTATTCGGACTTGATAGGGTAGACGAAACCAAAGCAGTTTATGTAACGGAGGGACCATTTGACTCAATGTTTATTCCAAATAGCATCGCTATGTGTGGTAGTGATGTTAATCTTGGAGGATACGGTTATCAATTCGTGTATGTATTTGATAACGAACCAAGAAATAAACAGATCGTTCAGAAAATATCTGATACAATTGATAAAGGATTATCCGTAGTTATCTTTCCTTCTAATATAGAAGAAAAAGATATAAACGATATGATCATGGCTAACTATGATGTCCAAACTTTAATTAAACAAAACACTTATCAAGGGTTGGAAGCAAAACTTAAATTAATCGAATGGAAGAAAGTATGAGCAACGGGATTCAAGTTAAAAAGCGTAGTGGTTCTGTAGAACCTCTTAACCTAGACAAAATTCATCGTATGGTAGATGAAGCATGTGATGGTCTTGCTGGTGTTTCTGCTTCACAAGTAGAAATGAATTCGGGAATACAATTTTATAATGGCATCACAACGGAAGAAATTCAAGAAATTCTTATTCGTTCCGCCAGTGATCTTATTTCTTTAGATAATTCAAACTACCAGTTTGTAGCAGCAAGGCTTCTTTTGTTTTCGCTGAGAAAGCAAGTGTTTCATAAAAACATTTGGAAAGAAGGAATGCCGAGCATCTATGATGTTGCTCTTTACAATTCTACTGTTCTGAAAGTTTACGACGAAGAAATTCTTGATAAGTATAGCGATGAAGATTGGACAAAAATTAATGGTTGGGTCGATCATGACCGTGACTATTTGTTTTCATATGCTGGTCTTCGTCAGGTAGTTGACAAGTATCTTGTACAGGATAGAAGCAGTGGAGAAATTTTTGAAACTCCACAGTACATGTACATGATGATTGCTCTAACTCTCTTTGCTGAGTATCCTCTGTCGGTGAGATTAGATTACGTTCGCCGTTATTACAATGCCATCTCCAAGCACAAAATCAACATCCCAACACCAATCATGGCGGGAGTCAGAACACCCCTTAGACAGTTTGCTAGTTGTGTTCTTATTGATAGCGATGACACCCTCAATAGCATCTTTAGCAGTGACATGGCTATTGGTCGCTACGTTGCTCAAAGGGCGGGCATCGGCATCAACGCTGGCAGAATCCGTGGTGTCAACAGCAAAATTCGAGGGGGAGAAGTTGCTCATACAGGGGTTATCCCATTCCTCAAAAAGTTTGAAGCAACTGTCCGATGCTGTACACAAAACGGGATTCGTGGTGGAAGTGCTACTGTCCACTTTCCAATCTGGCACCAAGAGATAGAAGATATTCTTGTTCTTAAAAATAATAAAGGAACAGAAGATAACCGTGTTCGTAAACTTGATTACTCAATCCAAATC